AATTTATATTATATTGGGAGTCTCTTCGGAGGCTCCTTTTTTTTAATTCTTTATTGAGAATAATACTCATTATCAAACTATGCCTTTTCCTACTACTGGCTCCAATACTGAGCTACAAGCTGTTAATCAGATCCTGGCGTCAGTTGGTCAGGCTCCTGTTACTTCACTGACAACTGATAAAACTTTTATACTAAATGAAGTTTCACGTTTTACTGGTTCTATTTCCGGCACTACTCTAACTACTACTACAGCTAACATTCCAGTTGGCACCTATATTGGCGGGCCTAATGTAATTATTAATACAGCTATCGCCGTTGCAGGCGTACAAGTATCGCCAGCTACTAGCCCTGTTACATATAATTATACTGTTAATATTTCTCAGACTGTACCCAGTCAAGTTTTAACACAGTCTATTGCTACAAGTAGAGTTGAATCACAAACCAACCCGGACGTTGCGATTGCACTCAACACCCTAAGAGAAGTGTCTCGTGAAGTACAAGCAGAAGGCTGGACTTTTAATAAAGAATCAGACTATCCTATTACACCTGACGCATCCAATGAAGTAATTATTGCTAACAATATACTTCAAATTGATTTAAATACATCTTACTCACAAAATTTAAATAGAAATAGTATTAATCGTGAGGGCAAACTTTACGATAAATTTTCTCATTCATTTGTTTGGACCGATGATACCTTATACGTAGATATTATTTGGTATTTTGATTGGCCTAGTATTCCTACTGTCATCCAAGCTTTTATTATTGCAAGATCAGCATCAATTGTGTCTAGTAGAATTATTGGTGATATTAATCAATATCAAATACTACAGCAAAAAGAAGCTTTTGCTAAATCTACAGCTTTAGAATACGAATGTAGCCAAGGAGATTATACCTTCTTTGGTAGTCCTAAAGGTGGTAATTTTTATCAAAGCTACCAACCGTTCCATACTTTACAACGCTAATGCCAGCAGTAACCCAACTAATACCAAGCTTTCTTGGTGGTGTCTCTACACAAAATGACGACAAAAAATTAGAAGGCCAAGTAACTGAATGCATTAACGGTTACCCAGATGCTACATATGGTCTCTTAAAAAGACCAGGAATGAAACATACTAATGTATTGAAGAAGGCTAATGGTACTGCATTTACTAAGGCTGAATTAGACGGTGCTGCCTGGTTCTTTATTGAACGGGGTACAGCTGGATCTTACATTGGCGCTGTTAAAGGTACAAACATTTATGTATGGACTGCTAATGATGGCACGTTCTGTACAGTAACTAATACTGGTACAGCATATTTAACTGGTACGAGTGTAAACGATTATCATTTCCGTAGCATCCAAGATACTACAATTATTACTAACAAAACTGTTACTACTGCTATGCAGGCAAATGGTACGTTTGTTGCTAATTCAGTAGGTACTATTAAACTGCTTGGTGTAGATACCTTTGATTATAAAATTACAATTTCTGGACACTCTACAACATTTACTCCCCAAGGAACAACAACTTTTGCTGACATGTTGGACTATGGTACTGGTACTAATGCCAGTCATCATATGGCAGCTGCAGTTAGATCGTTGATTCTAGCAAGACAAAGTGCTGGTGATTCTGACTTTACTGGTAAATGGTATCTCAAAGGTTATGCAAATAGTCTTGTTATTATCAGAACAAATGCAGGAACAGGAGTAAATACTAATGTTAATTCTGTACCAGGTGGAACACGTCAATCTTTTACTATTTCAGGTACAGGTGGTTTAGTAAATAATAATATTGAAGTATTTCAAGACGAAGTAACTAATGTATCTAAATTACCTTTAGAATCTTTTACTGATCACAACATTAAAATTTTAAATAGTGACTCAGCTGCAGATGACTATTATGTTAAATTTATAGCATATACAGGTACAGGAGGTAATGGTTATTGGAAAGAAACAGTAGCACGTGATGCGTCACCTGGTGTAGATAATACAACCATGCCGCATGAATTGGCTAACACTGGTGCTACTACGTTTACCTTTGGGCCTATTACTTATAAAAATAGGTCAGCTGGTGACGATGTAACCAGTCCTATACCGTCTTTTATTGGCTCAAAGATTAACGCCACCTTCTTCTACAGTAACCGCTTCGGTATATTGTCTGGAGATAATATAGTCATTGGTGTTGCTAATGACTCCTTTAATTTCTTTGTCAAGTCAGCACTAACACAGATTGATTCTGACCCTGTAGATCTAAACGTAGCTAGTGTACGTCCTGTTACATTGTTTGAAGTATTGCCTTCACCACAAGGACTTATCTTGTTCAGTGCACGTCAGCAGTTTCAACTCTATGCAACTGATGGTAATGTTCTTACACCTACTTCTGCTGTGATCCGAGCACTTTCTAACTATGAAATGGCAACTGACATTGCACCTGTAGACATTGGTACTACCTCTGCATTTATCAGTCGTGTCCCTGGTTATAGCAAACTATTTACAATGGCTCTACGTGATGTAGAACAACCACCTATTGTTGTAGACATCAGCAAAGCGGTATTAGAGTATATTCCAGATACTGTAGATGGTCTAACTACAAGCCCTCCTAACTCTGTTGTTATGTTGATAGATAGGACTACATCATTCCTGTATGTTTATCGTTATTATAATAATGGTAAGGAAGACTTGTTTCAAGCTTGGACTAAATGGCAATTACCAGGTATTATTCAAACTACAGATATTATTAATGACACTGTAATTATTGTATCTCAACATGAAGATGAATACACAATAGGTACTATCATCCTTGATGAGATCCCCTCAGGAAGCTCTGTAGTGGGTGCTACTAGCATTAATGGTAATACATGCCTGGACATGGCTACAAGGCCCGTCAAGCCTATTTCATCGGTCGATGCGGTGGTATATGATACAACCAATAAGGTTACTAAAATCTATGTACCCTATACCCCCTTTCAACAAAAGGAGGCTATTATGCTTCTTTGTGTACCAGAAGCAGATGTAGGCACAGCTTCAGCTGTTGATGCAGATGCTGGTTTCTATTTAGCTGCTATTGAACGTACTGAAATTGGTACAGGTTACCGTTACTTTGAAGTTAAAGGTGACTATACAAGCTATGCTGATGGTATAGTTATAGGTTATGGTTATGATTTTGAAACAACCCTGCCTAAATTTTATTATAAACGTAATGCTACAACAGCAGATTATACAGCTACATTAACTATATCAAGAGTTATATTTTCTATTGGTAGAACAGGTCCAGTTTTATTTAAAGTAAAAGCTGGTGGTTCTGATGAATGGAAGAATGTAGAATATGTAACTGATGCTAATACTTATTTAGCAGACAGTAGTCCTGTAACATCAGAACATCAATTCACCATACCAATCCATCAACGTAATACTAATTTTGAACTTAAAGTGACAAGTAATTATCCATACCCTGTATCGTTGGTGTCAATGATGTGGGAAGGCAACTATTCCCCACGTTTCTATAGGAGGGCTTAATGATTAATAAGAATTATGATCTTCTGGGTGAGCAGCTAGCTGAGTCTGGACTGGAGATGAACATTGTCATTGGTGCTGGTGCTATTGTTGGTGGTGTATCAGCAATTGCTAGTGGCCTCTTCGGTGCATCCCAAGCTAATGATGCAAACAAAGAAGCAGACAAAATTTACAAAGAGCAAAAGGAAGCAGCTGAAGAAGCTGCTAAAAAAACCAATAGGTATAACAAAAGAGTACATAACGTAAATATAGAAAATTACAAAAATAACCGTGCATTTGAACTAGAAACACTTACAAGAAAATGGAAGTATGATACAGAAATACAAGATTTTCAATTCTTACAAGCTGTAAAACAATACGGTAAGTCTGTTGAAAATACAAGCGATAGACTTACGTATAATAGTATTGCAGCAATGCAAGCATCTGAAGCTGAAAATAATGCATTAAATGACTTAAGGGTTGAAGATGCTTTTAGTCGTCAAGGTATGCTTGTAGATCGACTGCAAAACGAAGGTAAAGCTGCTTTAGGTCAAGCCGGTAATTCACGTACTAAAGCACTACAATCTAGTATCGCAGCTTTAGGTCGTAACTCTGCTATTATGGATGCTAGTTTATCTAGTTCTGTTGAACAGACACAACGTAACTTACAGCAAATTGGTATGCAACGTTATGCTGCTGATCTACAGGCTAAAGCTTCTATGATGATTGAACCCCAACAACTGCCTGATATTCCGCTACCTATGCAAGCACCTGAGCGTATCTTCATTAAACCTATGAAAGTATTGCCACAAGCTATTCAAGCACCTATACAGCAAAGTACATTTGCACCAATTATGTCTGGACTTATTTCAGGAGCAGGTCAAATTGGAATGGGTATAGCTGGTCAGATGAATTATCAAAGCCCAAACCCTCCTCCTATGTATAATCCATTTACTCCAGTTTAACCATGGCAAAACAAGTACAATATAGGGGAGCTGCTAAGTCTAAAGGTTTCTCCCCGATGCAGGTAAGCGATGCTGCTATCTCACGTATGCGTGAAGAAAGTAATCGTGTCGTACAAGGTATGCGTCAAGCTGCTGAAGCTGACATCTCTCAACGGCAACGCATCAGTGCAGAGGTTAAAGCAAACCAACAGTATGAGAAAGGTGCACGTGAAAAGAATTTTCAAATTCAAACACGAAATCAAGAAACTGAATTACGTCAGATTCAATTAGATTCAGACACAGCAGCTAAGAATTTAGCAGCAGAACAAAAGACACAAACTGATCTATTTAAAAGTGTTGCAAACTTAAGTCAAACAGCAGCTAAAAAATTTGAAGAAATAGAACAGGTAAAGTCTGACGAACGTGCTCAACAAGCGATTAATGAGTTCTTAGTTAATCCTAATGAAGACGAAGTAATTAGACAAGTCTTAGGTGAGTATGAATTAGCAGCTACAGAAGAAGTACGTCAAAGTGAATTAGATGTACTAAATGCTAAAGGTGCTAATCCAGTAGCTGTTTCTAAATCTAGATCTTTAGATAGTAATGGTCGTTATAAATTAGACCAAGCTAGGGTAAATTATATTTTAACTAATATTTACCCACAGCAACTAAACAAAGCTTTGTTAGATGCTGGTGAATTAGATCCAGCTCAAACTGCAGCGTTTGTCACTAATTTTCAAAGAGAGTTTTTTGCAAGTACTGGAGTTTTAAATTATAAACCTGAGATGCTACGTGATGGTTTGACAGCCCTTCAAGGTGTTAACCAATCTATTCAAACAAAAGCACGTGAGCGTGCCTTAAAAATAGAGCAGGGAATTAGAACAGATAATGCTACTACAATTCTGACTCAAAACCCCAAAGCATTTAATCAAAATATTGTTTCTTCTTTTAATACAATTGTAAGAGATAATAATGGTAATTATGAAAAAGGTTATGAATGGCTTCAAGGTTTAGCTACTCAAAGAGGTGTTAATGGAGAGTATTTATTTACCCTTGATCAGATAGCTAATGCTACTGTAAA